TGTTCTCCCCAGCGAAGATAAAAGATTTTTTTGTCATCTGGTTCTAGATTCTCTAGTAATTGGGAAATAGCGTTTTGGAGATTTTCTAATCTTAAAATCATAGGATCACTTGCATAAGCAACCGCTAGATTCTCCGACCTGTTGACGAATGTCCCACTGCCACTTGCTCCAGTATCATCAATACCAGGAACAGTAAGGTGCTTAACCTCGTACAATCGTTCTAGTTCATGCCTTCGTTGACCGATAAGTTTGTCAATCTTCAAGTACTTATCATCGAGTTCAAACTCAAGATAATCCCTTCGTGCTTTTGTTAAGTTCTTTTTGACCAAACCTTACCTCCCATGTATCTTTTGGATTTAACCCACTTGATAATCTTACCATCATTATTGTTGTTGAAATAATCCGGCAATCTTGCCGTTTGGCTTTCTTTATAGACCACTTTTTCAACGACCTGGACTCCAGGCATCATTTCATCATCTATCCATCCAACTAACCAAGCAGGATTCACGTCATATGTTTTAGCAATCATTTCAATTTGCTTAATCGACGGATATCCACCTCGCTCATACAAATGGATTGTATTTTGTGAAACACCTGTCTCTTTCGCCATCTGTCCTACAGATAGACATAGATCCTCTCTAAGTTCTTTCAACCTTAGCTGCATGATATGAAACTCCTTCTAAATCACTATTTTGTTAAATTCTTCCAGGCACATGTTCGACCAAATGAAACGATTACTTTCTAAAAGCTTCTCGCTCCCCATTTTTTCAATTCTTTGATAAAGCCTGATTTTAAACAACGCTTGATTTTGTTTCGAAAACCTAATTCCTTTTACTGGCAATGTTGCTATAAACGATAATGCTTCGCCATAAGCACGAATTACACATTTTGCTAATATCTCACTATTTTCCCCTTCTCTAACAACAATTGACACATTAATTTGTTCGTAATTTAAAACCTCAGCGAATTTGACTCTATCTTGTTTGTTGTCTGTCTTTCGAAAGCCTGAATATGGATGTTTTTTAGGTTTCATTGCCTGCCCTTTCAAATAATTCTTCCTTCAAATATCAGAGTGATCGTTCCTGTACCGTCTTTATTCTTAGATACCAAAGCACTACAATCTGAACCAAACTCAACTCCCTCAATTGTGACACTGCGCTTCACGCTATCAACGTTGATGATAGAATCATTTGATGTTTTTATTCTCATGCTCCATCTCCTCAATAAGCCAATCAAGATTCTTGCGTGCTTTCTTCAGGTCTTCAAGACCGTTTTTCTTCTGAAATCTTAACATATACTTAATAGCATTGCCCCAGCACCACGCTGCCTTACCTGGCAGATTGCCAATGAAGTTGTCAATCACTTCAATACTTTCAAGACCTTTTGAGCCTTGATAGTGTCTTGGTTTGTTTACGTTATCAATTTTTTTTGGTTTCATTCCTTCTCCTCCAAACTAACAGTTATAGCCTTTTTATCTTCTTTACAGATAAAAATAAGTGTTTCGCCTTTTTTCAAGTTTTTTAAATCCTTTTTTGTGAGTTTCACTTTATGGACTTCGTAGCTTTTGCCATCTATTTCAAGCATCAGGTAAATCCTCCTTAGATAAACAAACTAGCCAACCAAATTAAAAATGCACATGTAATGATTTTTGAAATACTGCTCTTCACAGCATACGAATAATCCTCTTCAGATTCTTTTTTGCTGGATAATACAGGCCAGATGAAAGATAGTAGTGCATCCATCCCTAATGCTTGCCAAACTGTAATTTTACTGACTGGAACAATCGTTGTGATAATCTCATTCCAACCATACTGAACTACAAACGGCGATACAACGATTACAAATACCACCCCAATAATGATTCCTAGTTTTTTCATTTTATAAATCCTCCTCTTTCACGAAAGTTCCGTCAATCCAACGACCCTTACGGTCTTTAATTTCCTGGTATGCTAGTTCAAAACATTCATCAAAATCATATCCAAGCGCATTGCTGATTGATTTCAGATAGCCGATCGAGCGTACTAGATTATGTCTGCACAATACCTTGCTAGCAAATCCTTGTGATAGTTGAAACTCACTAATATTTGCATTGATCGAGATGAAGCTTTCCATCACATCTTTTCTCTTGATATTATCAGATTCTTTGAAAATCTGATTCACATCTTCCTTGATGAGCAAGGCCAGACCAACAATCACGACTGCACAATCTCCGATACTATCCTTGGTTAGCTTCTCATTCTTCTTGAGATAGCCTGCACATAACTCTCCGAACTCTTCGCTCAGCTTGAGTGACTGCTTGTCTAACCGCCCACCGTTTTCAAGATCACGGTCAATAAACCATTGTTTTACATTTTCTAGTGTGTTCATGATAACTCCTATTTATTTGTTAATCTTGGTAAAATTTCATTCACAATGAATATATAATTTTGAGCCAGAGTTATTTTTAAAACAATCGAAGTAATCCACAATATTAGAATTACACCCGATGTAATAAAATTAATTTTTATAATGGGTGCATAAGTTTGCCTAGCCTGAGCGATTAACTCTCCTTTGTACTCTTCTTTTGTTTTGTCTTTAGGAACATCCCAACCACTAATATATGCAGTATCGTAGCGAAAGTTCATAACCAAGAAAAATACTAAAAGAATAACAGAAACGAACAACACTGCAAACGAAACAGCTTCAAGTAAACTAAATATATCATGCATCATTTTTTCTTTGATGATCATCTCATAAATCTGTGGCGCGTTCCCTTTAAATGTTTCAAGTAAAGAACCCACTTCCTCAACTGTCATATTTAGCATTTTAGCTAAAGCTTTTAAAATATCGTCCATTACAACCTCACCTCATCCCCGACTTTCACTTTTTCGTATACTTCCTTCGTGACCACGAACACCCCGTAATCACGAATTGTGACAGTATACAACTTGCCATATCGTCCTTTCTCTACGACTTTACCGAATATCTCAGCGCCTTGATTGTCCGCCTTATAGACGACAATCGGACGCTTTTGTTCTAGTTCTGCAATCCTGCCCATCTGCCAGATGTTCAATCCAGCAGATAATAAAATCCATATTGCGATAAATCTTTTCATTCGTTTGCCTCCTTCTTCAATTTAAGGGCAATCTCTAAGTAAAAGTCTTGATCGGGTATCTCTAACATCGCTGTATTGGTTTTACCGTCAGACTCAACGATAATTTCTCCGATTGCCAAAACTAAGTCTCCAATTGTGCTATTTAGCGTAAGGCTCATTCTGTTACCTCCTCAAAGCGCCCATCTATTTTTGGACTTATTTCTTTTGAAATAGGATTCTTCTTTTCTTTTTTCTTCTGCTTGTGATATTCACTGTCTTTATTAAAGACAATATCTTCATTTTCAATCAGTTCAGGAACGAAGCATTTAGATGGATATTGTTCTGGTCGTTTCATCACTCCATCTCCCTACTCTTAATTTCTCTAGTGAGTCTATTTTTTAAAACATGACTTGTAAAATAAATACCGTCTGCATATGTATAGTAATCAGCGGTTTCTTCAACCCACTGACTTCGTGTGTAAGGGTATCTGTTTGGTCGCTTCATGTTACCACCTCATATATAGATATTTCGTATCGATATCTTGTCTTAAAATACAATCTCTCAATGACCTCAAATCTTCTAACGCACTACTTACGGTACCCCATTTGTTCTCAGGTTCATACTGCACATACTTTTCAGGATACTGTTCCAGTTCTGAGATACCACGTTGAATGTTTTCAAAAATCTGATCAACATTGTAGATAGTACCTTGTTTGAAATCCCAATCCATAGCAACCCTAAACATTTTTCCAAGATTGTAAGTTGGAGAACTATTTTCAGGTTCATCTATGCAAATATAATCTCCACTTTCTATTTTTCCTAAGATTTCCAAATCATAACTCATCTACCTGCCTCCTCCGAAGCATACTGTAACCATACTAGGCACTCGTATAGATCCCTTGCTTGCCTTTTGATGTTGCTTAATGATTGACTGCTCAATTTATCATCATTTTGTAAGACTTCTATCTTGAGATTTAAAATAGCAGCAGACAATTCTTTTTCTTTTTTAAAATTTTCACTACATGACATCACTCCACCTCCTTGATATCATCTTTTCCGATATCAATGACCTCTTCAAGATATTCCTTTGAACACCAGTCGTATTCAACGCATTGTCTAATAAATCTTTTTTTATAAAAACAATGCTCTATGTATGCGATCGGGAATAGCAAAGCAATAAAAGGTGAACATATAATCAAAAATAAATAGCACTTGCACAGATTCTTGAGTCTGCAATGTATTCATAAAAATCTACTAAATCTTTTATTTTTTTAAAATGCCTGATAAAAATAATATAGTTCTTTCTTTTCATCACTCCACCTCCGTCACTTCCACGCCTGGGCAATCGAATACCCAGCCGAAACCAGAAGAAATTATTTCTGCTTTTGTAAGTTTAAGACTTCTTGGGTCAAATTGTGTTTTCTTAGTGAAGAAAATAATATTCTCTCCGAGAATCCTGACATTAACAAGATTCAAATGTCCATCGTTATAGTTTAATAGAACTACTTTGTATTTCTTCTCTTTCTCGACTAATCGCTGTACTTTCATCTTCCAACTCCTTTATTCTTTTCTTCCAGTTTTTCACTTTCTTTTTAAGCAAGTCTCTTTCCTCGGATCTGCTAAAAGCAAGCGATTTGACACACGGCTTAGATAGTTCCACTATCCTTGCCTCCGTCTGCTCAATCGTGCATTTCAGTCCTTCAATGACTGTTTGTTTGCTGTATTCCATGTTTTATCCTGTTTATAAAAATCCAGCTCTTGCCCCTCATGGCTCAAAGACACAAGAGCTAGCAAATTCTTTATACGTCATTCGTCCAAGTCTGACGCATATTCTAGCTCGCTTTTAACGTGGTTCGCGG